ATCCGCATAAAGACCTATGCGGCTTTGCGTAAATGGCGAAACATTGGCCGCTGAGCGATTCAGATATTCACCCGTGGTGTTGCTAATGACTCCGCACGCGGTCCAATTGACGCCGGCGTTGCAGGCACTATTTGCAACCAGGACAGCCCCATTCGTCGCATGAACACCGAGACGCGCCAGCGCATTGGCAGCCGTCGCCCACACGCTGTCACCTTTCGTCGTGACAACGGCGGGCGCGGTCGCGTTTAGGTTGTCGCGGACGTGGGTATTCATTATCGCCGCGGTGACAACTTCGCCGGTTACCCAGGTGCGAGGTGATGTCCATGCCATGCTGTGCTATCTCCTTAATACCTGTCTACCTTCTACTTGTTTACCTGTCTACAACTATTCCATGCTCCCGATTCTCCCTCTGCAAATCCTCCACCGACTCGCCCGGCGACCAGTGCCGATTGACTGTCTTCCTGACCGCCAGTGCCGCCTCAATCTCGTCTTTGTCAGTCGGCCATTCCACGTCATACCTGACGCCATGATTCTTCGATTTGCACACGAACGGCTCACCTAGCATCACTAACTCCGCGCCAGAGCAGTCCGGGCAGTCAGCAATCCAGCGACCCTCGTTGACCCGTGCCTTCACCGTGCTGGGCATCCGATCAGAAAATTCTTCTAATCCGCTGTTCATGCCGGCACCGTCGTCACACCCAGTTCGCTCCGGCCGGCCATGCCCAGCCGCCAACGCCGATGCCGCGCCAAGACACTCCATGGAGCGATTGCGAACAGGCCAGCTATCCAATCAATTAAGAATGAGCGTCTCGACATTCCGTGCTATCCGTTCAACGGGAGCACCCCCGCTGTGCGAGGGCAGGCTGCACCGCATGTGTTCTCCCCATCCGTTGTTTACAGCGCCAGCCTCGTCCCCGTCCCCAACGTGTCCGTGCCGAGGATCCAATAGTCGTTCAGGTTCGGGTCGTTGATGAGCGCCAGTCCCCATGCGCAGTGTAGGATGTCTGTGGCAGTCGCCTCCAGCGCTACACCATGGATGAAATAATCCTGCGAGATACCCGTCGCCGTCTCTGTAATCGTAATCAGGTCACCCGGCTCACGCCTTAACGCCGCCAGCATTAGCGTGTCATCCTCATTCGCCACGAATGTCACCGAGTCAACTTGCTTAATAGGGTCTTTCTGCCGCGCCAGAATCCAATCCGCGATAGCCTGTGCCGTGAAATCCTTCGGCTCGTAAGGCATGTCCACATTAGCAGAATACAGGCCATAGGTGGACTGTGACGATGCGCTTGTTGCCTCCAGCGTCAGCGGCGCATAATCGAAGATGCCCCGCCCGCGCACCTGAAACTTCGTCAGGAATCCGCCTTGCGTTCCGTCATTGTCGAACTGAAACCGGACCGCGTTACCGCCCGTGAACCCCGATGCGCTCAGGTTGGCGATGAGGTTGTTGGATTCGGCCACCTCGTCTGAGCCGAATGTGTAGTCCGTGCTCGCCACCGGCGCAACCAGGCTGGCGCCTCCCATCCGCGCTGCCTCTTGGTTCGGGTCGCGGTACTGCCCGTCAATGGTGATGGACTGCGATGCCGAGATAGCCAGGAAGCCGTCCATTGAGTACAGCACCGTCGTTGTACCCACTGGATCCACGCGCCGGGGATGGATGGTCACCCGAGTCCGGTTGTAAAGGTTCTGCCGGCGGCGCGGCGGCGCCATCTCCACCATCGAATCGTTTAGCGTCACCAGCGACGAGCCGGGATTGAAGCGCGTGCGCCGGTCCTGAAATGTCAACACGCCGCCAGTCGAGGTATTGCCTGCCAGGAAGATATACCCGAAGTCGCTCAGCGCGATGCGCTGCAACTCCTCCAGCGCAGTCGTGCTTTCGTCGTTCGCGGTATCCATTGCGAACGGGAATTCCATCTGCGCCTGCGCCAAGCTGGAAGCCGCCGGCACGCGCTTCATATTTCCAACGACCGTCGCAATCAGTTGGTCTGCGCGCTGATTGATTTGCGTATCGATTTTGTCCAGCTTGTGCTTGGCGGCTTCGTCCATCCAGTCCACCGCCACACAATGCGTCAATCGTCCACGCAGCTTGCCCGGCAGCACGTCGATGTCGTCCAGCCGGCCGCTGAACTTGTAAAAGGTGCTGCCGCTGTAGGTGATCGCCAGCCGCGCGCCAATGCCTAGCTCGAATCCGCTGCGCGTGTTCGCCGCAGACGGAGAATAATAGCCCAACAGACCGCCGCTGTTGTTCTGCGCGTTGTTCAGCGCGAACGATAGCGTACCCGTGCCCGCCACGCGGTCGTTCGGGGAGTTGCCGCCAATGCCGTAGTTGCAGGTCACAGGCACATCCGTGCGCACATCCGCACGCACACTCGTCCACGCGCCCGCGCTCCCGCTGAACTGCATCTCGATTGCAACCGAGGGCCTGACCGCCATTCACAATCCGCTCCACTTTCCAGATCCGTTACTCCGTGTATCCGCCTGATCCGTGTCGTGCTATCCGCTCAATTCTCTTAATCCGCTGTTTTTACCTCGCCAACTGTACCCCGTCACGCACCGCGCGGGCCATCGCTTGAGGCAGCGAGCGCATCAGGACGAGCAGCTCGGTATTCATACCGCCACCGCCCATCGCCCCGCCGCCCGCGCCCGACATAGCCTGCATGGCCTGCTGGCGATTCAGCACGAAGCCGTTGAGCGCGCTGATTAGAAATTCTCCGCCTCGGCCCAGCTCATTGACGGTGTACGGCACGCCCGCCGTGACCGGGCCGCCGTGCTGACGACCTCCGGGACCGCCCTGGCCTTGCTCATGCAATTCACGGAAGATACTCGTAATGATGATTTCCTTGCCTTGCATCCGATCAATGGCACCCTGCGCTCGCCGCGCTTGTTCCTCGACCTGACCCAAATCTCCGCTCGTCCGGCCCAGCGCCTTCTCCATATCGGCCTGGAATGTGTTGATGTTCTCATCTTCGGCCAGCCGCGTTGTCGCTATCAACACATCACCCACCGCGCGCGCCGTCGCCTCCTCCATCAAACCCCACTGCGAGGCCAGTGCCGTGAGTGCCTCGACTTCCGTTGTGGTCAATCCATCCATTGCCAACTGCTGCGAGGCGATGTCGAACAGGATACGCTTCGTTGCTGACTCATGTGCGGCAGCATTCTGCAAGTAGGCCGCATCGAGTTCGGCCAGTTGACTCTCGACCTCAGCCATCTTCTTTGAGTTGTCAACATAGGATGTTGTTGCTTCAGTCGCACCACCCATCTTTTCAGTCAACTTCTCGATTTGGACAGCAAGTTCGGCCTGTTTCTTCGGGTCAGTCGTCTCGGCCAGTTTGGTTTGCGCCTCGGCTAATTTAATAGTCGCCAGATTCAACTCAGCGGCGCTCAAGGTATTCTTCTGTTGCACCGTCACCGCTCGACCGTGACCACCCTCCAACTTCTCCAACTCAGCACGCAACTCTTCAGATTTCGCTATGAGTTCATCCTGCTTCGTCTGATACGCCGTCATCTCGTTGCCGACGATTCCACCCATCAAAAACCGAAGAGAACTCATCTGGGCCTTGAGTTCCTCTTGCGAATCGGTCAAGTCATCTGTTGGGGATATTACCTCAGTTAGTTTCTCGGCATAGCCACGCGCCGAATCTGCTGCACGATCCGTAATGTCAGCCCAGCTCTCGCCGATTCTAATAGACTCCTTCTCCGCTTCAGTAAGAGCGAAATTAGCCACAATGACTTTTGAATAAGAACCAAACAAATCCTCGTATGTGCGAACCAAATCACCATTCGCATCAATGCTCAGATTGCTCCAACCAAACTCTTTTTTCTTGGCCTCTATAAGCAAATCCAGGGCTGCTCTATAGCTTTCATAGGACGTTGCCGATTCAAGTGCTTCCTCTGCGCCCGTTCTGAGAACATCGCTAGCGAACTTTCCCGCGGTCACCAAATTGGTCAAACCCGTTGCCAGGTCCCGTACGACTGGCAACAGATGCGTGCCGATAGCCTCAAAAGCATTGCCGACTTCGTTGCTGAGCTTTGCCATTGCTCCAGCCGTCGTATTTCCTGCCGCCTCTGCCGCGCCACCGAATTCAGATTCCAGCTCTGACAAAATGACTGCCTGCGCGCCGGCGACATCGTTCATCCGCACCATCTCTTTGATGGTATCTTTCTGAGACTGAGAGAACGTCACCCCGACACGCTGCAAAGCCGACATACCTTTCACTGGGTCGTTGAGCGCCTTGCCCAATTGAATCGCCGTTCCCTTCAAATCAATCGCAGACGTGTCGCCAGCCGCCATCGCGACGGCCATGTCCTCCATCGCCCGCGTCGCACGCGGAAACGTATCACCCCCGATTTCCTTGAACGTAAGCAGCATGTTCGCGCCGCTCTGAATCACCTCGTCGTCAATCGAGGTCAGGCGCGACTCAGATTCGGCTAACTTACCTATCTGTTCGGCGGTAAGCCCAGCCGCGCCGCCCGTGGCCTTAATCACGGCCTCGGTCTGTGCCGTGACGCGCTCGGCCTCCATCGCCGCATCGATGGACGCTTTGAGGCCGGCGACGAACAGCCCGACACCCGCCACCGCCGCACCGGCCGCAATAGTGCCAAGATTCAGCAGGCTCTTACCGGTCTTGTCAACTTCGTCGCCGGCACCCTTGAGAGTCCGCGACATCTCATCCTTCGCTTGAAGAATGAGCAGCGCCCGTCTCGTGCTATCCGCCATCTGTTTACCCGCCTACCTGTCTACCTGTTTACCTGTTTACCTGTCTACCTCTCTACCGCCCATCTGCTCCAACACCCAGCCATACATATTCCAGTCGTCCTCGCTCGGCTTGTACTGTCCCTGCGTGTCCAGGTATCGCTTGATGCGCCGCAGGCCGTCACGTGCGTTCGCGCCGTAGATGCCGGGCAGCACGCGCGCCATGTCCTCACCGTCCAACTGCGAAGGCGTCCAGCCGAACCGCTCGCACAGGTCGACGTCCGTCACCTCATCGGGCAGGCCGCCGACGGCATAAATCACGTACTGGCCGACGGCGGCGATTAGTTTTTTCGCGGCCCCGTCAGGTCGCGCCTCCAGAACATGAAAAACGCGCGGATCATCCACACCACAAGCGCATCGTCCACGTTGTCAAACACTAAAGTGCGTTCCTGCAATGCGTGCTGGCGCTCGCCCTCCGGCAAATCCACGCTCAGTCCGTCCACGTCGCGCAGATTCCAGGCCACCACACGCGGCAGAATCAAATCCAGCGCGCCTTCGTCGTTGGCCTGCTCCCATTGCTTGCGTAGCGAGAAGGGGTATCCGCTCGTCCTGAACCGGACCCACACATCGGCATACTCCGGCAGGCCGCAGGTGACCGTTCCGAATTCGGACGCGTCGCGCCAGGCTTCGGCCACGGCCGTCATCGCCCGCGCCCACTCGCCCGCCTCGACGTTCTGCCTGACCTGCTCCGACAACTCGGATGCGTTCATGGCTATCACTCCCGTGGAACCCACTTTAGTGTTAGACTGTGCCGTCGGTGACGCTGCCGCTCGAATGCTGGAAGGCCCACGAGATGCCGACTGGCCCGGCGATTGGCCCACTGATTTCGTACGAGGCCAACTGCATACAGGCGCTGTACAGCGGGCAGCCCGAAACCGACCCGCCCGGCGCATAGCGCACGAGCGTGTTGATGGACGCGGCCATCAGACCGCCCAGGACATCATCTGCGCTCGCCGCGCCGGTGTTCCAGATGCCGGCGCCGTTGAGGTTCATGTCGCGCAATCCTGAGATGCGCTGCGTGGTCGTCTTGCCAAATGTGGTCGTGTCTGGGTTGTCCTTCGTCCATGACATCGTGACGCTGTTGAAGTCGCCCGACAGGTTGCGGCAGGTTCCGGTGCTGTCGTCTATCCAAATGACCGTCTGAAGACCGTGACTGAATGGCATGTCTCTCTCTCCTGGGCGGGCCTCGTTGGGGCAATCCTAGTTGGGGCAATCCTGCGTGATTGCCCTCTACGCGATTGCCCTCTGTACCCGCCTCTACTGAAAATAAAAAGCGCCGCTCACCGGAATTTCCACCGGTGAGCAGCGCGTGTCCGCTCGATTGTCCCGCCAATGCGGGCGCGTGCTGTTGGGGCAATCCTACGTGATTGCCCTCAGGCTGCCTACGTGATTGCCCTCAGGCCGCCTGCGACTATCCTACCACATCCGAATGACTGCCGTCAATGACTAACTATATTCCTCGGCCACCACCCGGAACTTGATTTCCCCCCAAAACGCCCCTCCCGCCTCGCGCCCCACGTCGGGATTGTACGACATCGACACGACGCGCCCGAATTTCGCCGTGCTGTTCAAAGACCTGTCCTTCTTCACTGTGTTGAAGAAGTCGTCGTGCGCCTGCCACACCCGGCCAAAAAAGAGTAGCGGATCTCCCGTGTCTTTCACGTACACCGCGCCGTCAATCGACCACGACTTTGCATCCACCCCCGCCGCGCCAAACGTCATTGCCTCGAATACCGTATCCGCACCGGGCGTGAACACAATCGCGCAGGCCGACGTCGACTCCAGGATGCCGAAATCGCATGCCGAGATTTCCGCATCCACATACGGCCCGCACGCCGTCAATGTTCTTGCCAACCCGTCTCGAATATCCTGCAACCCCATCCGTTAAATTCTCCCCATCCGCTGTTTAAGTCGTCCCATGCAGCGCCGCAGCTATCGCCTCGCCCAGCATCTTGTCAATCGACTTATCCAGATCTGGCTCTACCGCATTCAGCGTATCGTCCAGGAACGGATGCGGCGACACGCCCTCACGCCGGATCTTCAGCCACGCCCCGGGCATCGGAGCGCCTTTCGCGCTCGCCCAGCGCGCGATGGGCGCATACGGGCAGCGCGCAATCGGGCGTGTGCCGAACTCCAGGATCAGGCCGGCATCCCATCGCCCACGCTTGGCAGTCGGGCCAATCTCGACCGTCATTCCCGCGTCTTTGTACTCATCCTTCACGCTCCTCAGCAGCGTGCCAGTGTAATAGTTGCGCCCGACCATGCCCTGCATCCTTCGGATGCCAATCGGCCCAAGCCGCTTGATTTCCCGTTTCGCAATCTTCGGCATCCATTGCGGGGCCGCCGCCATGTTCTTGGCGACCTGCTCCAGCACGCCGTCCGATTTGATGTTGATGCTTATGGGCATATCCGTGTCACCACCGAGGCGACCCGCTCCGCCGCGTCGCCTGCGGGATGTACCGCGTTGTACGTCTTGCAGAAGTCATCCCAGCGTGGGTCGTCCCGACTTTCCAGCGCTAGGCGAGCCGCTTCGGCAATGCCCTCCGGCCCCGCCCGGAATGGAAATTCGTGCGCGTACTCGAATCCTTCCGTTTGCAGGTAGCATGCTGGTGTTCCCAGGATCGCCGCGTCGATGCACATGTTGCTGCACGCCGGCGCAATCAGCACATCGGCTGCGCGCAGCGCATAGGTCTGGTGATGTCGCGTAACCAATCCATACACCTGTGCCTGTTGCATCGCCTGCGCGAAATACTGCTCTGACTGGCTTGCGTCGTGTGGGTGAATGGTCTTGATGAGAAATGCATCCCAGTCACGCGCCAGGTTGATAACGGCGGTCAGGTTGCCGTCTATTTCTTTCTCCCATTCCCCGCGCAGACCCGTCGTCTGCGTCCATGTGCCAGAGTAGCAAATCACACGCTTTCCGTCCGGTATCGCCAGAATGTGCCTCGCCTCCTCTTTCAACGGCATTTCGCCATAGTAACGGTCGAAGTAGGGTACTCCCGTGATTTCAATCCTCGCGGCCGGGAACCCGTTGGCGACGAACCAGTCGCGCATAGCTGTCCCTGCCACCGCAATGAAATCGCAACGCCACTCACGATGAATATCTGGGCCAGCATCGGCCAGCAGATGACAATTCGCGTGCGGCACGTGCACGGTCGGGATGCTTCTCGCTCGGCAGAAGTCCACCATAGCCCGCGTCTCTCCCGTCACGTCCTCGTGCGTCACGCAGCCGGCAATGCGCCTTTGCGCCTCCAACTGCTCCAGCATGGCGATTTCTATCGACCACGCCTGAAAATGATGCATGCATAATCCGGCGAACCACTCCTCCGCATTCTCCAACTCCGTCGGCATGATCGGCTCACCAACCGCCGCACGCATCCGCTGCATGATTCCCGGCATCCCATTGACGATGTTTGCCGTCAGTTCAGCCGCGGTGTTCATCGCCTTCTCTTGCACGTCGGGCGTCAGGAAATTGTTAAGGCCCAGGCACTTGACCCCAATCGATTCTGCATACGGCGCGGCCTGCGCATAGAGCATGCACAGGTCATACCTTTCGGACAGCGGTCTCCACAGCGCTTCTGTGACATTATGGCCCGAAATCAGCAAGACCGGCTTGTATGACTTCCGTTCATCCGCCTGCCCTCGCCCGCTTTCGGCGGGGGTGTCCGAATCCGTGATTTCTCCTAATCCGCTGTTCCGTGTCTCCGTGTCAGGTTCCGTGTCGTGCTTCTTCGGTTCGGCCATCGCCTTTACCTCTCTCCATGTGTCGTCTGAAAATCACGCCCGCGATGCGCATGATCTCGTAGGTCATCGCCTGGCCGAGGTGGACTCCCGAGCAGTCCAGGTCGATACCCTGATACCATTCATGCGCCAGTCGATAACTGGTCTCCTGCGCCTGTTGTTGTTGTTGTGTCAGCATCCTTCCTCTTTTATCCGTCCGATTCTCCCAATCCGCTGTTATGTCCCTGCCGGCGCGACCTGCTGCTGAATGTAGATGATGTCCGGTAGCCGCGCCCCATTCCTAACGCTCTTCTCGGCAATGATGCGCTCAAAGATGCCCGCATAGTTGCCGACATTCGCCTCGAAGGTGACTTTCTTCAGCGCCCAGGTGCGTCGCTTCCAGGCTATTCCCTTCTCGCCCGACAGGCTCTGTAGTTTGTTGTCGAGCGCTCGAAACCACCCCTCAGACGTATTCTCGCACAGCGTGCCATGCTGAGCCAGGTCGTTGTAAGTCAGCGACTTGCTCCCCACCCACGGCACGCCGGCGGACAGATACTCAATGCCCTTCAGCCACGACCGGCGCTCGTCGTAGGCCGCAACCGGCGCCCCCGGTCGCCACGGCTCCAGCGGACGCATGTCCAGCGGCGCGACACCAATGTCGAAGGTGGACAATACCATCGGCCAGTGCTCCGGCTTGACGCCCTCCTGCCGGATCACGCGCTCCCCCCACCGCTTGAGGATGGCATCGAGCCGTGCCTCGCTTCCGCAGAACTTGAGGTGAGCATTCGGCCACTTCTCGAATATCCGGTCGAGCGCCTCGACGATGCCGCTATACATCCACGAATCGACATGGCTGATACTGCCACCCCACCCGATGATTTGCCAATCCTCAGAGTTCTCGCGGAATTTCATCACGAGTTCGGGAACGCCTTCCTTTGCCTCGTAACTGAATATCACATCGGGCGCGCCCATCGGTTTCTGCTGGAGCCCGGTATACCACGCCCGCCGCGTCCAGTTGGGAATCCAGTAGCCGCGCACGACATGCGCCCAGTCTTGCAAAATAACCTTGCCCGGTGAAATCAGCGCGTCGGCGTGCCGTAAACCCTCTTCGAGCGCCGTGACCGGATCAGGATTCATGTCATTGATGTTGCGGATCCAGTACGTGAAGGCCGGGTTGGACGGCGGCAGCAGTGGGTAGCCGTCGTCGAGATCCACAACGACCAATTTGCCTAGCGCGCGCCAGTAATCCATCGCATTCCAAACTTCGGGAGCGATGCAGTTGCGCTGAAAAATCAGCACGTCGCCGAGACCGACTTTCTTCTGCACCTCGGGATGTGACCAATTGAGCGCGCTGGGTAGGTGAAACAGTTGCGCTGTGTGCGGCGTGCGGCCGGCCGCGTGCTCAGCGTTGATTGAATTGCTGGGACTTAACGCGCGCCATTCGCTGCAATTCCATTCGCTGGGGCTGTCGGCATATAGAAAAATGTAGTGCATACCGTTCTTTGGAACTGTCATAGAGCATCACCCCTTTTGTATCACCCGCTCACCTATTGACGCCAAGCGCAAGCAGGCTTATAATGTTCCTGTCTAGGCAGATTGGCAAGCACGCGGGTCTTTTTGTTTCTCTTACATGCTCCCCCTTTGGCCCAGTCTGCCTAGACAACAGACCGGCACGCCACTGGGGGAGCACCTTTTATGGTGCAACTATGCCGCGTACATTTCCCAGCGAAGAGCTACTTCAAGACCTCAAGCATGTTGCCGAAATAGTCGATAGACCGCCCACAAATCGAGACTACAGAGAACACGGTCGATTCAGTTGGTGTACGATTACAAAAAGATTTGTCGGCTGGGAACGTGCCTTGCATTTGGCTGGCTTTGAACGCGATTCGATTGAATGGTCTGTTGATATACTCACTCCAGAACAAGGCGGCTGGATTGCCGGCTTTAGTTCTGGAGAAGCCTGCTTTCACATGGGCGCAATCAAAAACAAGAAAGGCCCTCTGTATTACCGATGCCATTATTTAGTTAATCTCCGAGCAGATGATGAAGATGCTATTAAATATTTGTGTCATCTATGGAATATCGACAACAAGATAGCTCACAAACACTATAGGAACTCCAATCGTCAGGGATATATCTCAAAACCATATGTTGGCGTAGATATATCTGATATACCTACTCTATACCACAAAGTGGTCGCAACATTCAGAAGGTATCCCTTAATGTCCAAGAAACAAAAGGACTTTGAGATATTCGCCATCGCTGTAGAAATCATGAACAAGAGATATTCAGAATACAGAAAGGGATTCCCATTGCTGGCTTCTGAAAGAAGCCAACTCGACGAACTCTATCATCAACTCAGAAAAGTCAAGAAATATATCGGCTAAATATTTTATTGGACTTTGGACAAAACACTCGAACATCCACGAGTAGCGACGATGGATTACATAACGAGCACAAACGGGGCTGTGAATTATTTGGGCGTTTGGGAAACTATCGGACTATGCTCAAACTGCCGAATAATCCGATACGCCTCTGTCTTGGGCAACAACCGCCACATGTCGGCTAATGGATTTGTCCAAAGTCCAAATCTTAGCTTGCACTAGTATCCCCTGGCGATCGTGCGTCCTTATTGGAAAACATACCCCTTCGGAATCTTGGCACAACCCTGTCGCTGTCACCCTCAACAGTTGATTTGTCCGCCTTCGAAATTCCTCCCGCATATACTCTTGATGTTTGTGATACGCCCGCCTGAGATAAGTCCATCATCTTGAGCAGGTCGAGGTGGTATTCCATGTCCTTTTTGAGCATATCCGCGCGCGTCCGCTCGTCCGCCGACACGCGCGCGTTGATGCGCGACCGCTCCGCCATCCACGCCGCATACAGCGCATTCGCCTGCTGCGCCACGCCATAGGCCGCCGCGCCGGCTGGAATAGCGCCGTACCCATGCGACGCCAGAAACGAGTTAATCACCGCGCACCCGCTCGACAGCCACGAATCTACCTGCGTCAGTGTCGGACTACTCGATTGTGTGAAGTCGGGCAGGTTGCCCAGCAGATTTCTGCACAGCCCGCCCACGTCGCTCGAAGAAGCATATGCCACTTTGACACCTTCCTTCAGTCCTTATCCGTTAATTCTCATAATCCGCTGCAGGTACGCACTTTAGTGTTCTAAACCGGCCCCGCAAAGAACGTCTGCATGACCGGGGACGGCACGTAGGTCACTGCTCCAACGTCCGCCGCCTTCAGCTCAGCCGCCATCGCAATCCACGCCGCCGATGTCGTCCACGACCCCGAAGCGTTCTGGAAGCCGTCACTGTCCTGCTGCGTCTCGAAGCCGCGGTTGGGACCCACTCCGTTCATGTCGTCAACCCCAGTCCAGTTCGCGTCCGGCGTGGTCGCCTCGTTCGCTTGGTGACCGAAGGCCGCGATGGGCCGGTTGTTTGAGTTTCCCGCAGCCGCCAGCGTCACGCTGGCACTGGTGCCCGTACCGCTGGCCGCTGGCGCCTGCACAAAAGCCGATGCGACGCCTCCTGTCAGATCAACGCCCTGCGCCTCGAAGAAGCTCACATCGCACCCTATCTGTGTATCGGCAAAGCAGGCCGATGTGATACCTGATGCTGATCCTGTCGCGTTTGCGCCAAACAGTGTTACTCGGTGGCTGGTGCCCGGATCGACCGCACAGGTTGCGACCCGCACCCAGGTGAGCGAATTGCCATACATAGACGGCGCGCTGCCGATTGTGGCAATATAATTGATGACAAACGCGACGATCAGACCCGAACCAGGCGGCGTCCACGCCGTATTCGCATACGCCGCCGCATTCGAGCCATCGCGAATGTCCGGGTTTGTTGCCGTGACCGAGCTCACACCCAGATTGGTAAAGACAATAGCCATCGCCTACACCGGCACAAACACATAATTGAGATTGCCCGACACCTGACTGGCGGCGTTCGTCGTCATCACCAGTGCCGAGCCGTTGGCGCACTCGTACAGGTAGCCATAGGGCATCCGGTTCACATCCACGCCGCCGTACTGCGCCAGCGCCATCGCCGTTTGCAGCAGTGTGGACGCCGATGAGCCGCTGATCCATCCGATGCGCTGGCTGCCTGACGTGCTGTACGTCATCGCCACGACCCGGATCTTCTGATTCTGGCAGCCCGAAACGATGATGATGCACCCGCTCGTGCTGGCGCTCACATCCTGCGTCTGGAGCGTCAGAATCGAACCGGTCACGACCAGCGTCCCGTTCTCGTGCATCACGTTCAGGCTGCCCGACGAAATCGAGGCACTGACGGTATTGGTCACCACCGCCGAGGCGGCCACCGTCAGCCGGCTGGCCGAGTCCACCACGGCGGTATCCGTGCCGTCCGTGAGTTGCATCGGCCATGCGTTCGCAATTCCCGTTGGCGTACCCTGGATAACCGACGCCGATCCGATCACGTTCGCGCCGGTCAGCAGTGCCACTGAGCCGCTGGAGATGGACGCGCTCACCGTATTCGTGACGACCGCCGACGCCGCGACGGTCAGCCGGCTGGCGCTGTCGATGACGGCGGTGTCGGTCCCGTCCGAGAGTTTCATCGGCCAGGGGGCCGTATCCGCCGCCGCCGTGGATTGAACCACGCTCGCCGAGCCGATGACGTTGGCCCCGGTCAGCAGTGCCACTGAGCCGCTGGAGATGGACGCGCTCACCGTATTCGTGACGACTGCTGAGGCCGCAACCGTCAGCCGGCTGGCCGAGTCCACTACGGCGGTATCCGTGCCATCCGAGAGTTTCATCGGCCACGGAGCCGTGTCCGCCGCCGCCGTGGATTGAATCACGCTGGCCGATCCAATGACGTTCGCTCCGGCCAGCAAGGCAACTGAGCCACTCGAAATGGATGCGCTGACGGTATTTGTCACAACTGCCGACGTGCTGGTAATCAGCGGTGAGCCAGATACGCCGAGCTGGAGACCTGAAGCATTCCGCAAATTGACGTGGAGTGCCCGATAAGCGGTCTGACGTACTGCGCCCGATTGGCACGCAGTCAGCGAGGCCGCGCTGTCGAAGAAGAAGCCGCCTGCCGGGGTAAATGATGTGCTGCCTTCAGCGTAGACCGCCTGGTCAGTCGCACTCGTTCCCCCAGCGCCGCCGGTGACCACGAGCGGAGAACCCGTCACGCCGAGTTGATTCCCGCTTCCGTCTGCGATTCTGACGGGCCAGGCGTCAGCCATCGCCGCCTTTGTTCCCTGAATTGCGCTCGCTGCTCCGATGGTGTTGGCCCCAGCCAGCAGGGCCACGCTTCCGGCGCTGATGCTGGCCGAGACGGTGTTGGTCACGACCGCCGATGTGCTGGTGATGAGCGGCGATCCGGATACGCCAAGTTGCAGGCCGCTGGCGTCACGTAGATTGATGTGCTCAGCGCGATAGGCGGTTATCCGCCCCGCGCCCGATTGGCACGCAGTCAGCGAGGCTGCGCTATCGAAGAAGAAACCGCCCGCCGGAGTGAAACTGGTTGAGCCTTCCGCGTAGACGGCTCTATCAGTGGCGCTCGTTCCGCCCGCTCCACCTGAAACGACCAATGGCGACCCGGTTGCGCCCAGCAGGTTCCCGTCCCGATCCACGATACGCACATGCCAGCCCGAAGCCGCCGCCCCCGGCGTGCTCTGCAGGGCGCTGGCCGTCAGGTTGTTGGAGATGGAGGCTGAGACCTGGTTAGTGACGACGACTGATGCAGACGACACACTCACTTCGAGCAGGCTACCCGCCGTCACGGATACCGTATCGGCGCCATCCGTCAGTTTGACAGATCCGATGGTATTCGCACCGCCCAGCAGTGCCACTGAGCCAGATGAAATCGACGCACTGACGGTGTTCGTTACTATCACCGATCCAGAACTCATGTTGACTTCGAGTTGGCTACTGGAGGTGACAGAAACCGTATCGGTCAGGTCGGTCAGTCGCACTGGCCAGGCAGCAGCCGGGCAGGCAGCAGTGGATTGAACAGCGCTGGCGGTGACTGTGTTGGAGATGGACGCAGAAACCGTATTCGTAACGACTGCCGATGCCGCGACGGTCAGCCGGCTGGCGGAATCAACCGCCACGCTGTCGGTCGCATCTGAAAGTTGCACCGGCCAGGGGGCCGTGATCGCGGCAGCAGTGGACTGGACAGCGCTGGCGGTGACCGTATTTGAAATGGAAGCCGAGACCGTATTCGTAACGACCGCCGAGGCTGCGACGGTTAGCCGGCTGGCCGAGTCCACATCGGCGCCATCTGTGTTGTCCGAAATCTTGACAGGCCACGGCGCGGTAAGCGGAGCCGCAGTGGACTGGATAGCACTTGCCGAGCCGATGACATTCGTCCCAGCAAGCAAGGCCACTGAGCCAGCCGAAATGCTTGCAGAGACCGTGTTGGTGACGATGGTCGAGGATGAGGTCGCCGAAACGACCAGCGGCGAGCCGGACACGCCGAGGATGTTTCCATCGGTGTCTGCGATAACTCGATGAGGTACGAGCGGGCTGCCGGTCACACCCGATCCGCTGGCGCGTATCAGTTGACTGGCAGCATCCGCGTCTTTGACCTTATAGTTTGCGATTTCGCACCTCTGATTACCTGTCTACCTGTTTACCTGTTTACCTGTCTACCTGTCTACCTGTCTACTTGCCTGCTAAATATGCGCGCTATCGTCCGCCGTATCAAAATACCAGTGCGTCCCTACGTTGTTCGTCACACCCGTCGCGGCAATATCTGCGATGTCGCTGCCTGAACTCGTCTGAAGGTCACCAGGCCCGCTGGCATACTCAAACGTCACCGTATCGTTGGCATCAACCGCGCTAGCAAGTGTGTAGCGCACCTTCGCGGTGTTCGTTTGCCGAACAGCGGACGAAATGGTTATGCTCACCGCATTGACCTTGATGGTCACGCCCAGCTTGTAGTCGTCGGACGGACTGACCACCGTTCCATCGAAGGTGATTTCCACAACCGCCGTGGATACGTCGCCCACTTCTCCACTGCTGAAGACGACGGCCTCCGCTACCGCGACGACTTCCAGGACAGACAGGCGCAGTTCGTTGAGTGTGGCTGTCGCTAGGCGCAGTTCATCGAGCGCGACCGTTGCCGTATTCAGCGAGTTGACTTCGACTACCTGAGCATTGAGCGCCATCCATCAAACTCTCCGTGTTAGGGCGAACCCGTTGGGGCGAACTCGTTGGGGCAGACCTGTGTGTCTGCCCTGTTCGCCCTAGGCGCCCCGGACGATATCCGGCAGGATACGGAAAAGGCCCGTCGCAATCACACGCGGCTCCGTCTCCCCAGAAGTGAGCAGTTCCAGGCCGTAGAAAAAATCTTTCACCGATCCCACATCCAGCGCGCAGGTGTTGGTCTTGTTGACCGTCAACTCAAACACTCCGGCCGATGCATCTGTGATAGTGACGCCACTGCCGTTCGTGCGTGTGAAGGTCGCCGCCGAATCGTTCCCCACGCTGCCGGCTGGTATCGCCGATGCCACCGTGAATAGGATGCTGGCGGAGGTCAGACTTTGCGGCGAGCCGCTCGAGCCCGTGACGGTGAACTGCCACGTCTTTTTTTCGCCGCGATACATTTCGAGCGCGCCGAGGTAAACGGCCATCCGTGTCCTATGCCTTTTTCCGTGTTGGGGCGAGCCTATGTGCTCGCCCTGAGCCTACGTGCTCGCCCTGAGCCTACGTGTTCGCCCTGCTGTCTATGAGCCGGATTTCAGCCAGATGACCGCGCAGCCGCCTGACAAGCTGGCCGCGAAGAATCCGCACACGGAATTGAACGGGCCTGTGATGAATGGCTGGCCAGCGGCGACAACAAGTGGCAGCAACTGGCAGCCGGCCGTCGCCGATGCGCCTTGGAACCAGATCACCGACGCCGACGCGCCAACATTCGGCACCAGGCCCAGCCACGCCCACCGGTTGGCGCTGTTGGGTACGCTGGCCGCCGCGTCATAGACCGAGGCTGCATTCGGAACGATAATAGCCACTGTCAGTTACCTCCAGGGATGGGCCAGGGATACATCACCGGCTGACCATCGGGGTTCGGCAGTTCATGGAACTCGATGCTCTTGATTGCACCGTGTTCGTGATATTCGATCCGCTTGATTCGGGGGCATGTCGTGTTGGCGTGCAATCCGCCACACCAGACACAGCGGGGAGTTTCAGAAGTTGCAGCAGTGTTAGTCATCACTAAACACCTCGCACGGATTCGGTCACGGATTGCACGGAATCCGTGTGGATTCCGTGCAATCCGTTGAATCCGTGTTATTAAGAGGCAGCCGCGCCCACGCTCGATGCGCCAAAACCAACACAGTTCACGTAGGCCTCGCCAAGCACCGACCCGCCCGTGGACACCAGTGAAGAGGAAATCCAGCGGCCCAGCACGACGCAGGCGTTGTCTATCGAGGCCAGGGCCGATCCCAGAGATCCGGACGAAATGAACCGGCCATAGCCCAGGTTGCAGGCGTTGGGCGAGCCGCTCAGCTGCGTTCGGCCAAAAATACGCACGCGAGCGATGCCCGCCGCATTCGGCGCATTCTGAAGAACGCCGAGGGGCGTTGGGTTAGAGGCGCCCGTCGCGCCAGTCACCTCGCCCGCTACCGATCCAGCCGACACGAACCTGAACTGGCTCCCGCTCAGACTTATTGCCGCCGTGAACAGGTCGTCAATGGCGAATCCGGCGAGGGCACAGGCACTACCGTAAAAAACGTCAGGCATGTTGCCCTCCTCTAGGCCGCGCTAATGATTCTGTAGCCAGCGTCCGACGCGACAATCTTCGTGTCCCAGGACTGATAGCCAGTCAGTACATCTTGATGCTCCTGGTCTTCCCGGAAGCGCTCGATCCGCCGATTCTCGTAGGTGAACACGTAGCCCGCGCTCGGCTCCATCAGCGATGGCCCGCGTGTGACGTAGGCCACCAGCAGGTGATTGCCCCAGATGTATGAGAGCGAGGAGGCCGCGCCTTCCGCCGCCGTGTCGCTGATGGCCGACCCAACGACCAGCCGATCCAGCTCCATCAGCGCCGCGACTGCGTTCAGCGTCACGACTGCCGGGCTGTTCGGCCCAGCCGAGCCCTTGATGCGGTCCAGGATTTCGGGGTGGTTCTTGAGGAAACGCCACAGGCCGCGCCCCAGAACGCCCGTATTCGGCAGGACACCGATGGTGGATACCACGCTGTTGACTGCCGTCTCCACGTCGTCCAGCGGCGTGCTGGTGTCGTTGCTCCACAGCACGCCCGGTGTTGCGCTGCCCGACCATGCACCGGCAGTGTTGACAGTCGTCGCGACTTCGTTCTCCATCTCCAGCAGGAGCTGCGATGTGACCCACTTTGTGCCATCCTCAAGCGGTCGCAACGGGTTGTCCGCATTGCGCACGATCTCATCCGGCACACCCTTGCCGATGGCAATCTCGACGCAGGTGTAAGTATCGGTCGTCAGGCCGTAGTCGCCGCGCGCCGCGCGTGTGCCAGCCGCGCGTGGCTGAGCCTCACGCCGTAGCCAGTCGGCCTTGGTGTAAACGTAGAACTTGTCCGAAATCTTCTGTACCGGAACGAGCGGGAACACCTGCGGCGCGATGAAACTGGCGGGGACATAGGCGACGCTGATGTTGGTCAGCGGAACGTCGGTGTGGACTTGCTGATAGGTCGGTTTACTCATGTCTCACCTCCTACGACGCACTCACGGCGCACGCTGACAGCGGGCCGAAGAAGAAGATCTCGATGAAGCGGCTCGCGCTCACCGGCGCGTTTACGTTGCCGATGTTGCGCCCGACGATGGGCGATCCAGATTCGGTCGCCAATGGAATGGCCTGACCGCTGGCGTTGACCGTGACGTAGCGCCCCTGGGCAATGCCGCAGGTTGAGGGTGTCACAGCGAATACCTTCGTGGGGCCAAGCATCGACAAGCGTGCCTCCTGGCCCAGGCTGGGCGAGTTCTGAAGCACGCCCAACGGCGCGGGATTGCTCGCTCCCGTTGCGACCTTGACGTTGCCCGCCGTGGATGCCGCAGTGACGAAATAATACTGCACGCCAGTCAGGTCGACGTCGGCTTTGTAAGTGACATCCGCGACTCCGATGTGTCTCTTGGTAGCCATGTCTTACCTCCGCGCGCCTTGCTTGTAGGCTTGCGCCAGGTCAGGCCGCTGCTCGCCTGCCACCATGAACGCATCGGCGTACTTGCCCGGCTCGCTATTGAATTTCTCGCGGTGAATCTGCTCGACCAGCGCCTCGAACGAGGCCGCCGGCGTATCCGCGCGTGCGCTCGCCTTCTGGCTGAACAGGTCGGACTCGACCAGCGCCTTGTCTGCCGCCTCCAGCCGCCCAATGAAATACGTGAACAGGTCGGCGTTCGCCTCTTCCAGTTCGAGCAACTTCTGCGCCAGTTCATCGGCCTTCGCTGGAAGCGCGACGAACTGTTCGGCGCGGTCTTTCATCTGCTCCAGCCGGCGCGCACGCTTTTCATGCGTCAGTTCCGTGGCGAACTTATCGGCCTTCTCATCGGCCGCTTTCAGTTTTGCCTCGAACTGCTCAGTTTGGGCTTTCAACTGAGCCTCAAACTGCTCGGCCTTAGCCTTGAGCGCTGTCAGGTCTTCAGACTTAACGGCCTCGGGCTGAGGCGTTGGAGTGGTTTTGTCACCCATATCCTCTGTCTCCTTTTCCTCACTCATGGATTCTTTCCAATCATCGGGCAGTAAATCGGTCGCACCCAGCGCCTTAGCCCGTTTGATGATGTGTTTCTTGGCGAGTGCCTGATTGCTGGCACGCCCCCACGCCTGGACCGCATTCCGCAAGTCACCTGCGGTCACAATCGGGAACGAGCCATCCAGCAGCGCCTGTCCCTTCGCGGCCAGTTCGCGCCGTTTCTCAGCATCAAACTCTCGGAACCGTTCGGCAATTACATCATCGCCCGAATACATAGCGACAAGTTTCGAGATGACTTGCTTGAGTTCGTTCTTGGCACTCTCTAGCGCGTCACCAACGCCGGCGACGCCCTCCATCTCCTTGCCCATATCGCTGATAATCTCAATCGCATCCAGCAAACGATGGGCGGGGTAGCCATGTGGCATGGATGGGTAATCGCCATAAAACTCATCTGGCCGTTGTTTGTCCATAGCCTTCTCCGTCTGTGGACGCTTATGCTCGGGCAATTCCTCACCCCATCCATCGATAGCGGCCATGAACTGATAGGCCAAGTCACGCGCCTTCTTCATCGCCTTGCGCATGGCAGACAGGTGCGCGTCGCTGTTATCTACAAACTGCTCACCCATTTTCCTGTCAGCGCTGAACAGCGCGACATTGTCATGTCCAAAGAAGGGTTTTTCGGTTAGAGCGAGTCCGACAAGAACATTGTCATGATACTCACCGGTCTGTGGATCCTGGTATTTCGCGTCCTCATTCAGCGACCAGATGATTTCTGGACTCGTTGCGTCGAACCGCTTCGCCTTGACTAACTTCCTGCCGTCGTCCGTCAGTTCGTAATCCGTCGCGTACAGCCCCGGCCCGTCCGCGCCATCCGCCTTGAACTCGACTGCATGAACTGTGCCGACCTTGCCGACGCCTGAATGATTCTCGTTAATCGGCACACGGAAACGGGGCAGGCCGGCTGCGAGATTCGCTGCGATTGCCTTCAAGCGCTCTTCGGTGATCTCCAGTTTCCGATCACCGCGATAGAATTGGCCCAGCGGCATGATACGGATTGGCTCACCGCGCAATACGCCGTCCAGTGAGGCGAAAGGCTCAAAAGCGTATCGCTGCCCGTTCAATCTAAACTCCGTTCGTATTCCGTCAACTGTCCCGCCTTCGCCCGCCGCTCTGCGTCATCGCGCTGCTGGACGAAGCGGGCGTACCGCTCTGGGCCGACCTGCTTTTCAAAATGCGACACATCCGCTGCGGTGAAGCCAGCAGCGTTGAATAAGACCGGCGTCACTGAGTACACTCGCTGCAACTCACCCCCGCAAGCAGGGCAGGGGGGTAACGGGTCACTCATTCGCTTTTCAATCTCAACAAGGCCATGTCTGGCGCAGCGAGTGTCGTATCGCATAAATAAAAAACGGCGCTGACCCGAAGGCCAGCGCCGTTGAACGCTGAAAGTTTCTCGCCATACGCGAGACGCAAAAAAGCCGCACTACCCGGAATGTCGGGCGCGGCCAGTGTACCGCAAGGTACTTGCCGCCAGTGTGCGGCCTGATGTGTGCGTATTATAGAACAGGTTCTAGGTTTCTGTCAAGGGGATGCCAGAGACATTCACGAAATCACCCTCACCCAATCCACAGCGACAGTACCCTCCGCACTCGACCCCATCTGCTGGAGCCATACCGCCCGTAATCTCCAGCATCTTCTCATAGGATTCATAGTGTGTGCCTTCTGGCGAACCCCAGCTCGGGCAGTCGTGGCAATGTTTCGCGCTGGGGTCAAGGTACCAAATAACCTCTCGGTTGTTCTCGCTCGCCTTGCGTCCGACGATATGGTTAAACAGTTTCCACCACGCCCCGGCATACAGAGCCGTCCGCGCCGTCATTGTCCCTAGCCAGCCGAGCAGCGCATCATCCCCGGCGCCCGTCTCAATCGCCGTGAGAATGTCCTCGTCGGTAAGCGCATCCTCCATCTTGCGTCGAATCGCCGGAATCAGGCTCGATTCCAGGTAGCGGTCATTCTCCGCAATGGTATCTGTGAGTGCCTGTAGCATCTCTGGCGTCGGCGGCTCACCGTCTAGCGCCAGCATCATCGCGTCCGTGATGCGTTTGCGCCCCTCGGCCCGCAGTTGCAGCAGCAATGCGGCCAGCGCCGCCGCAAGGAGTGCCTCTCGGTCGCCTTCGTCGGCATCTGCCAGTTGCGAGGCGAGGTCTTCTGCCCAGTCCGCGTACTCGGATTCCAGCGCCTTCTGATAGGCGTTGACAGCCTCAATCGCTTTTGGGCGCCGGCCAGCCTTCCCCACGCCGCGCAGGTCTGCGAAGCGTTCCGCCGCCTTCTCTGCTGCCTCTTTGTCACCCGTCAGAGCCACTGCCCCTTTTTTATTATCAGATGTGGCAGATACCCCGGTTGCTCGAGCTGCCTTCTTCAACGCAGCGCCACTCCCCATTAGACGACTAGCCTGGTCTTCAGTCAGGTTGAATAGGATTTGCAGAGCATTGATACCTGCCTCTTGTGAGATTTCACCAGCGGATACCTGCCTGACTACATCCAGTGCCGCCCTAACCTGAGCGCCGTTCAAAGTCAATTGCGGTGATACATCTGGAAGTTTAATTTCACCATCAGTAGGTTGCTTACCTTCCGGTGCCTGTACCTCAATCGGCTTCTCTGGCAACTCCGCGAACTGGCGCAGGAACTGTTCCAGTGCCGTGTCCGGCACAATCAGCCCCGGCCCGGCCAGTTTGCTGATGTAATCCGCGAGTTCGGCAAGCGTGTACTTGCCAATCGCCTCGTGCGTGATACGCGGGATGTCTGTGATGCCGGGGAAGTGATTCAGCCTGAACAGCCGCTCCGTGCCGAAGCGGCGAATCGTGTCCTCAATTGCGTCCGCCCAGCCGGCCAAACCGGTCGTGAAGAAATCCTGCGACGATTCACCCAGCGCCCGGGCCCCGACCTGGTTCATTCCTAGGTGAATGAACTGCGCCAGGCCGACCATCGTCATGCGCTGCTCGTAGCGCGTAATCGTCTCGTGGAAATTGATAGCCTTCGTTCCGGGCGGCGAGACGAACTCGAATAGCACGCCTTCGCCCTCGCGCGCTCCCGCGCCCATCTTGGCGTAGGGCACCAGCAGGCTCATTTGCTCATCGACGCGGATGTTGCGGCCGGCATCCTGCAAATGCGCCGCGTCTGAGTTAGGGTCGTCCAGGTTCTTGCCCACATCGCTGCCCATGTAAATCACCGGGAAGCCGGCCCCGATGCGCTCCGCGCTTATCGCCTCAATCTCTTCCAAGTTCTTTTTCATGTACCACGCCGGATACATGGCTCGCGGCAGAGGATAGCCTTCCGGGTTGTTCTTGTACGAGGTTGTCCTGAACAGGATCATCTTATCAATCGGAATCTCGCGCAACTGGTAGTCGGGCGGCGGCTGCTGTTTGATGCCCTGGATCCCGCCGTGCTCGTCGAACATCCACGGCTCACCGGGCGCCAGCGAGTCTGGGCCGATGAACAACCACTTACGCCAGGCAATGCGACCGTCATCGTACTTGCTGATGCCGTCTTTCCGTAGTCCAGCGCGCTTCTTGTACACAATCTCGCACAACGAGAAGCCGTCACGAATCATGTTTATGGCGTTGTCAATGGTGTCCGTCCACGACTGGCTCATATCGTTCATGCACGATTCAAGGAATTCTGCCGCCGGCCCATCCGCCTGGCTATCTCCCCCAGGCTCAACGTACCATTTGACACGCTTGAGTGTCATGCGCACGGCCTGGAGTACCGCGGCAATAATCGGATCGTCAGCCATCTCTTTGATGAGTGCGACCTTCTTCGACAGCGGTTTCCAAACGCGGTCGTACTCCTCGTCAATATTGCCCCCAAATCGGCGTAGGCCAGTCAGCCCTATCTCGCTGTATATCCCGCCGCCCACCATCGAGCGACCATTGCCTTTGTCCGCGAAGCGCTCAGCGTTATGGACATTCCTGCGAACGCGGTACACATGCGATTTGCTCAAGCCAAACCGTTCGGCCAACACCGGCGCAGGCTCCTTGCTCTTGCGGATCTCTTCGTCGCGCTGGCGCGTATCTGTTTTATTCACCTTTTTACTCCATGTAATCCGAATCCGTAAATTCTCCCGATCTGCTGTTCTGTACTCATCGTCTCCATCCTCGCTTCTCATTGCGCCCCCACCGCCCGCCGCTCGGCGCATTCTTCACGAAGCGCGACGGGGCCGGCTCGGCAACCTGCTCCATAATGCCCGCAGGAAGCGGGTCACTGCCATAAAATGCCAGCACCACAGCATCACCGCAATCCGTTGAACGGCCAAGTCGCTCCCGGATGTCCTCTTTGCTTTCAATGTAGATTCTGCCACCGCGCAGTTCCCATTTCGGCGCGGCCAAATCCGCAATCAATTCACGGTCATCTGGCAAGCAAACGCCATACCCGTTGTCGGGGTCAATCAACTCGCGCATCCGCCAGTACGCGGCCGCGCGCACGTTAGCGAACTTTAGCCGGCCCGTCCTGTCTGTCGCATGTGTACCCTCACCGAAATTGATAGGTCGCACACGCACACTGTCTTTAAGCAGGTCGGTCGGACTAGAGCCAACGCCGATCACGTCCATATTGACGACCGGCTCGCCTCTCATAGCCGAAAGAACGAGGCCGGCGACCGCGTTGCCGTCTGGCGTGCTGTGGCCCGGGTGCTTGTGTAGCGGCGCCACCCAATAGCCGAACCGCTCGGCAATCACCGTCTGGTCGCGCCCGCCGCGTGCCACGTCAACGCCGAGCGCAGTCTGCTTGGCGGCGGTGGGGGGCGTTTCCCGCCAGCGGCCAACGGCAAGCTTTATCCAGTTGAGTGGGATGGTCTGGAATGGGTTTTCGATTTTTGCTGCATCGAATGAGCCTTTTAGAAGCGAGCGTAACGGCTCAGGCAGTGCATCGATTGTCGCTCCATAGCCTGTGGCCTCGAGTATTGGGTTGTCTTTCAGGCTGGCGTGAAAGAATGTGCGAGACTTTGGGATAATGATTTCGGTGTTCCGTTCAAAAGGCTCGCCGGATTCCATCTCAACTTCTTCGCCGTCCAGCATGGCATACCAACGAAGCTCGCCGTCCTGAGCGGGATTCGGGTAGCTGTCGTCTAGCCACGGCGCAAAGAAGCGAATCACCCACTCGCCCGTTTCATCCATCGGCGGGTTGAACGTCATCACGACACGGCACTTCTGGCCCAGCGTCGTCGTGCGATTCCACGCCATCAGGAAGTGCACGACGCTTTCGGGAATCTCTGTCACCTCATCGAACCCCACGAGATCGCGCGGCTGGCCCTGGTGCTTTTTCTTGTCCTGCTCGTATTGAACTGCGCCGAATTCAAGCATTCGCTCAACTTCATGGTGTAGCCGCCAGACGTGCAACTGCTCATTGTAACTGTCTCTGGCGCGTGTGTCTCCGGCTGGATTGAAAATCTCACGGGAACGTTCAATGAGACCACGCAGGGAAGGAAACACACGACGAAAGATAATTGAGCGCCGATGCTTTGTGCCAGCGAACCCCATCAGCAGGTCGCTTTTCCCGCCGCCCGCCGCGCCGCCGTACCCAATGACGTCAGCATCACTGTTGTAGGCGTGCGTTTGCGGCCCTGGCTGTGGTTTCCAAACAGGCGCGAAGGAAATAGAGCGCGACCTCTCTGCCGCGCGCCGCACGCGCTCGAGCATGAGTTGGTTAGTGACTTGTGGTGAGAGCATGAGACACAAAAAGGCCGCTCCCCTTTTTGGGAGCGGCCAGCATACCGCCAGGATTCCTGCGCCGATGCGCGGCTGAGTCACGCCAATGGTAGCACTATTGTGCCACTGGTGTCAATAGTCTCTCGCGCATCGCCCGCATCGGCCTCAATCCGTCTGCCGGGTCTGAGCGCCAGTCGCGCTCGGCCATCTCTGCCGCCGTTGGGCGCTTCACGCCGTCGCCGGCAGCCTGCTCACCGTCTCGCACGGCGCGGATCACGGCCTCTATTTCGCTTGGTAGCCAACAATGGCCGGCGTCGAATTCCGCGCCCATGCCATCGAGGTCGAGGTGAAATTCAATCGTGGAGGCATTGTATCGGAATACGGCAGAATAGATAACGCCCCGATTAACACTGTGGTCAGACCAGCCAACCCAACAGAACCCAAGACGGTCTGAAAAAGTCCGGATCGCGTCTAAGTTGCAATCGGTGAGAGACGCAGGATACCTGGACACACAATGCAAAAGCGTAATGTGTCGTGAATTGCCATTAACTAATACATTGACAGCCCTCTCGACTTCATCCCAATGTGCCACCCCCGTACTCAGCACTACCGGCTTGCCCGTCGCCGCTACCGCACGCAGCAGGTCGTCGTGCAGCAGAGAGTATGACGCTATCTTGTAGAACGCCACATAAGGCCGCAGCTCCTCCACGGCTTCGAGATACAGCGGCGTGCAGGCAAACTCGATACCGCGTTCCGTGCATCGCTCGGCCAACAGCGGTAGCCAATAGATAGGCAATTCCCATTCGCGGCGCTTGAGAAGTTCGGGATTGGCGCGCAGGGCCTCGGGCGCGAAGAGTTTATCGACTCGGAACAGTTGAAACTTGACCGAATCGCACCCGATGCGCGCCGCCGTGTCGATGAATGCGAGAGCGCGATCTAGATCGCGGTTGCTGGAACGCACTTTAGTGTGGTTGCTGCCGACTTCGACAACGAATTTAACCAT